CCGCGCCGCCGTCCAAGGCATCACGGGCCTGCCGGACGCGCTCGCCCAACCAATGCGCCAGCTTGACCAAGCCCTCGCCCAAATCGGCAGCCTGCCAGCCGACCCCACGAACGAACCAACAAAGGAGAATAAGCAATGAGCAACGACATCGACAAAAGCGTGAACCGTCTCAACGCGGCCGAAACCATCCGCCGCCAGGCCATCGCACTGCAGAAACACATCAGCGAGGCGCTCGCCGGCCTCCAAACCCTCAGCGGCAGCGAGGACATCCAGATCAGCCACGCGCTCACCATGGCCACCGTCCAAGCATCCAAGGCGCTCAAACAGGCGCACCTGATGCAGGACTCGGCCGACATGCTCGATCAGGCCGACCAGCGAGACGAGGAGAACAACATCAGCCGCATGCTCATCAGCAAGATTGCCCAGCAAGGCGAATAAAAAGAGAGGCCCCGCCAATCCGGACGGAACCTCCAAGAAACCAACCACCATTCTAGCCGGAAAGCGGGAACCATGACCAGTCAATGCCAACAATGCGGCGAACCAGCACAAACCACCCTCTGCAAAACCTGCGCCAAACACATGCGACGACAAATCACCAGCCTCGCCAAAACCATCCCCGAACTGCGAGCGCTCGCCGAACGCAAGGCCCACATCGGCGAGCGCGGTGGTGGTGTTCGTGGCGGTGAGCCTGGACTGCCGGTGAGCGTGCATTGGCTGGAAGTGTATGAGAAGGCTGCGTGTCTGATGCTTCGGTTGGCTGGTTGCATCAACCTGAAATGGATGCTGCTGCCGGTCGAAGGGTGGCGGCCGGCGTATCGGGCGGTGTGCAGGTCGTGGTCCCGCGTGGTGTGTTCGCCGTCGGCTGGCGAGCTGGCTGATCGGCTGGATAGGATGCTCAGGCGCATCGACCGGCTTTCCACGCCTTCGGACGGCAGGGTGACTGTCGTGCAATGCCCTGACTGTTCGACGTCGCTGGCCGTGCCACAGGGCATGCGTGATGGCTGGTGTCCTGAGTGTGGCGAGCGTTTGGACTTGGACATGCTGGTGGCCGGCAGACTGGGGGAGGCTGGACAGGCGGTTATGACGTGTTCGCCCGCCGAGGCGGCCGACTGGCTGACCGACCGTGCCGGACTGCGCACCACGCGCAAGCAGGTGTCCAACTGGTTGACTCGTGGCAGGCTGTCGAAGGCACGTCGTCTCGGCCGTGGCGTGTGGGAATTCAATCAGGCCGAGCTGGTCGACACGCGGCTTGCGCAAGAGGGTGAGTCCATGTAATCTGTAAGAGAACTTGCACCATGCCCGAAGGGTCTGGTGCTTTTCTTTTAAATGCTTATAATCGTTGCTGTTCGGCGTGGAGCCACTAGCAACCCTTGGAGCCGTCGCACCGAAGGACGTCGACCATGGCGGCGACACCCGTTGTGTCGGTGGCCCATGAATCGGGGGTGGCCAGCTGGGGGACCTTCGCGGGAGACGTACCCCAGACATGCCGGGCCTCCGATGGGGGATTTGATGTACAAGGTATGCTCCACCTCCGGCTGCCCGCACCTGGTATCCTCCGGCTCCCTGTGTGACGAGTGCAGGAAAGCCAAGGACAAGCGCCGCTCGCGCGGCCGCAATCCATACACCTCGAAGGCGCATCGTCTCGCACGAGCCCGTGTGCTGGCGAGGGACCCGCGATGCGTCTGCCCTGGTGACGGACCCGACGGATGCGGCAGGCACCATGGCCTGTGCGGCGCCCCCAGCACCATCGCCGACCATTGGCCGCTCGAACGCGTCGAACTCGTCGAAGCCGGACTGGACCCCAACGATCCGGCGCGCATGCGCGGCCTGTGCAAGCGTTGCCACGACAGCAAGACGGCAAGGACGAAACCTTCAGGCTTCAACGGTCGAAGCCTGCGCTGATTCATCTCATCTGCTGCGCGCATGCGGTACGTCGAGCCAAGCCGACGACGTCCGGCGCGCGCCGCAAGCGTGAGGCGAAGCGGAAAACGAAAAGCGATCAAGTCTTTTTCAATTCGGTTCGCGGCCCGCCGCGAAGACGAACGCGCGGTATTGGAAAACGTTGGAAAATCAACGGAAGCAAACCGTCAAAACACCCACGGGGATACCCCCTAACAGTTTGGGTAACGGAACCGCCGGAGAGCTGTCTCCGAGGTGCGGAGGGTTCAAAAGTTTCAGAGGGGGGCGGGCGAAAGGCCCGGCCGCCGACAGCGAAGGAACGGCGCGAGGCCGTCCGACGATGGAGGAGACATGCCAAGAGGAGGAAAACGCGTCAGATCCGGTCCGATGCCCGATCCGTCGAGCGGTGCGAGCGAACGCAGGGGATACACGCTGCGCAGTCTGCCGAACACGGAATACAAGGGCCGGCCGCCGAAGTTTCCGTTGCCGCCTTACGTGATCCGCTATTTCGACAAGGACTCGCAGGAATGGATCGAGGACAGGGCCGGTTCGGAATCGTGGAATGACCGGGAGGCCGAACTGTGGAGGCAGTTGTGGCGTCTGCCGCAGGCGCGCGCGTGGAAACAGCCGCAGCTGAAGTATCTGCATTACCAGATCGCCTCGTATGTCCGCGAATGCGTGGTGTGCGAGAGCCCGTCGGCCAAGGCGGCCGACGTGGCCGTGAAGATCAGGCTCGAGGACCGGATAGGCCTGTCCGAGGCTGGATTGCAGGCGCTCGGCTGGAAGATCTCCGAGGACAACGTCGACATGGCCGCCCACGAGGTGCCCGCCACGGACGCGGAGGCCGCGGAGAGCGGCATGGACACCAAGATCGTCCAGTTCCCACGCCGGTTGAGGGCGTGACATGGCCGACGATTGGATCATCGACTTCCCGACCCTCGCCGACCTGCAGGACGCCTGGGTGCGGCGGCATGTGCGCCAGCCCGACGGCATCCTTCGCGGCAAGCCCTTCTGCTGGTCGGACTGGCAGTTCTGGTATGCGGCGCACAGGTGGCGTGTGCGCGAGGACGTGGAGTTCGTCCCGCCCGAGGAGGTCACGGTCGATAATCCGCTGGTCCTCAACCAGGCTTTCCAATATCGTCTGACGGGCTGCATCGGCCCGCAGAAGACCGGCAAGGGGCCAACCGAGGCGTCATGCGCCATACTCGAGGCATGCGGCCCAGTCGTGTTCGCCGGATGGGCGAAGCCCGGCGACGTGTACCGCTGCTCCGACAACGGCTGCCCCTGCGGATGGGTCTACCACTACAATCCGGGCGAGCCGAAGGGCATGCGTCACCCGTCGCCGCTCATCCAGCTGACCGCGAATTCCGAGGACCAGGTGCGCAACGCCTACCGTCCACTGGTCGCGATGATCCGGCTCGGCCCCTTGAAGCAGCTGCTCAAGGTGCGCGAGGGCTTCATCCGAATCCTGCGCCCCGGAATCAATCTGGATGATGACGATCTCGACCTCGACCGCATCGACGTGGTGACCGCCTCGGCCACCAGCCGTCTGGGCAACCCGATCTCGGACGCCGAACAGGACGAGGCCGGTTTATACACGAAATCCAATGGGATGCTCGACGTGGCGGATACGCAGCGTCGTGGCGCCGCAGGCATGGGCGGCAGAACGCACTTCTGGACCAACGCCTACGACCCCGGCGAAAATTCCTATGCACAGCAGCAATTCGAGACATCGGCATCGGACGTGTGGATCTTCTACCGCAACCCGGACCTTAACCCGGACCTGCGGCACAAGGACGGCACGCCATACAGCTTCAACAACCGGCGCGAACGCCGCAAGATCCTCGAATGGGTCTACGCCGGAAGCCCGTGGGTGCCTTTGGATTCCGTCGAAGCGGAGGCCGAGGCGCTCATGGAGAAGGACCCGGCACAGGCCGAGCGCTTTTTCGGCAACCGAATGGTGCAGGGAGGCGGCGCATGGCTCGAGGACGGACTATGGGAGAGCTGCTATGCGGGACAATAGACCACTCAACAAATCAAGGATGCGGACGATGAGGCAATACAATCTTCCGCTGCTGCAAAAGGTGCGGACGGTTGGCAGATACGACATGCCAATGCTTGCAAAACAGGACGTCACCACCCCTGACACGTTGATGGGCTTCAATTACGCGACCGACAAAAAGACAGTCAAGCATTGCGGAATCCATTTCTTCATCGATGACTACCAGTTCCAGAGAGTCTGGAACCAGCCGGACAGATACATCGCACCGCTCAAACGCTTCCAGTGTGTGCTGACGCCTGATTTCAGCACATACATGGACATGCCGGAAGCGATGAAGATCTATAACGTCTTCCGAAGCCGTCTGATCGGAGCATACTGGCAGTCCTGCGGGCTGAAAGTCATCCCAACGCTTCAATGGGCTGGCCCAGAATCGTTCTCTTACTGCTTTTCAGGCATTCCAAACAACTCCACCGTCGCGGTAAGCACTGTCGGAGCGAATGACAATCCGACGGCAGAGCTCTATTGGCGGCTCGGCATGCGGTACGCGATCGACAGGCTTGAACCGGAAAAGATTCTCCTCTACGGAGATGCCATTCCGTTTTTCGACTTCGGTGGCGCCGAAGTCGTCGCATACGAAAACAGCAATGTGGAAAGGATGAAAAAATGGGCGGAAGAGGATCAAGCTCGGGCGCAGGCCGTGGCGGACATGGCGGCGGAGGGGGAGGCTCTGCCACCGACCTCTCATCCGTAAGCGACTCGGATCTCACCAAGATGATGCGCGATGCGGGAAGCCGCATGGACGCCGCATCGGAAATCATGCAGAGAACCGCGCACGGAGCCACGCAATACAACCAGCGCATGCCGGAAAGCGTGTTCCCGGAGGCAACCAAGGCGAACTACGACAAATACCAAGCGGCTTCCAAGGCATTCCACACCGCCAGAGCACAGCGCGACAGAATCTCCGACGAACAGATCCGACGCCAACCAAAATCAAGCGGCACAAGCCGCGCATTCGTCAATTCCTTCGGCGAAGCGACGACAAGGGAGATCACAAACCAGAACTACCAGCGCTCGCAGAAGAGTTTGTCGAAATCGGTCTTGAGGAACATGGGATACTAGCATGTCCGAGCATGAGCTTTGGCTTGAGAACCCGCCGAAAGGCACAGAGGTGTGCCTCGGCTTCGACGGCTCCGAGAACGACGACTGGACATGCATCAAGGCGGAAACCCGTGAGGGCTTCATCTTCACTCCGCGCTATGGCGCGGATCGTCGTCCGACGATCTGGAATCCGAAGACGTGGGGCGGGCGCATCCCGCGCAGCGAGGTCAATGCCGCCATGGACGAGCTCAACGACCGATACAAGGTTATCCGCGCCTACTGCGACCCCGGTTTCCGCGACGAGGTGTCGTGGGAATCGCAGATCGAGGCGTGGGACACGAGATACGGCCCAAAGAAGTTCATTCCCTGGGCGATGAGCGGCTCCAGCCGCATCACCGCCGTATGGGAGGCATTGAAACGCTTCGAATCCGACCTGCAGCATCACGCGATCACACAGGACGGGTGTCCGATCACCATCACGCACATGCGCAACGCAAGACGCTTCGCCAAATCCGGCGAACGCTACGGGTTGGGCAAGCCGAAGCAGACGCGGAAAATCGATGCGGCGGTGACGTGCGTGCTGGCGCATGAGGCGGCATGTGATGCACGCGCTGCCGGTTGGGGCAGGAAACGCAAGGCGTACCTGCTGACTGGTTCTACTACTAGGGGGTTCTAATGATTCGTACCGCCGATGACGTGAATCGCATGGCGAACCTGCTCGCCCTGAAGATCGAGAACCGTCGGCCGGACATCGGGAAGCACACGGATTACGTGCGCGGCAAGCGCGGCACCCTGAAATTCGCATCCGACGAATTCAAACGCTACATGGCGGATAGGTTTTCCGGCTTCGCCGACAACTGGTGTCTGCCTGTGGCGCAGGCGCCTGTCGAACGCATCCACTTCAAGGGCTTCATCCCATATGACGATCACGAATTGGACTCGCATGTGATGCGCGTGTGGGAACGGAACGACTGCGACCGCAAGCTGCAGGAGAGCGCGCTGATGATGACCACGACCGGACGCGCTTTCGGCTTGGTCACGTCGATGCCGGACGGCAGAGCGCGCATCAGCTTCGAACACCCGGACAGCGCGGCCGTGCACTACGATCCGCTCACTGGTGAGGTCGACGCAGGACTCCTGGTCAGATACGACGAGGAGCATGAATTCGGCACTTTGCTGCTGCCGGACATGGTGTTCGACGTGGTTCGTGTGCGTGCAGGCGGCGACGATGAGAGGAATCGTCTTCCACCGGGCGTTGAGGGTTGGCGGTTCGTTCCGGATTCGGCGCGCGCGAACCCGCTCGGACGCGTGCCATTGGTCGAATTCCGCAATCAGATGCTCCTGGATGACCTGCCTATCAGCGATGTGGAGCAGGTCGAATCGATGCAGGACGCCGTCAACGTCTGCTGGGCATACACCTTGAATGCTTTGGATTTCGCGTCCATGCCCGCCAGGGTCATTCTCGGCGGCGATTCGCTGTCCGAGCCGGTGTTCGACAAGGCAACCGGCGAGCAGGTCGGCGAGCGTCCCGTGAATCTCGACAAGCAGGTCATGGAGCGCATAATGCAGATCACCGGCGACAACGTGTCGATCGGCGAATGGACCGCCAGCAACCTGCAGGCGTTCCTGCCGATCATCCAGAAGGCCGTCGAGCACATCGCGGCAGAGACCCGCACTCCTGGCCATTATCTGCTGACGAACGCCGAGGTGCCGGCCACCGGCTACGAGGTCGCGGAAGCCGGACTCGTGTCGAAGACCTTGGAGCGTATCAGCTTCATGCGTCAGCCGGTGCGCGAATTGTGCGAGATGGCCATGATGCTCGAGGACGATGAGGAATCCGCCCGCATCCTCGAGGATTCAAAGGTCGTGTTCGCCACGCCGCAATACCGGTCCGAGGCGCTGATGGCCGACGCGATGCTCAAATACAAGCAGCTCGGATACCCGCTGCAGTGGATAGCAGAGCAGATGGGCCAGAGTCCGGAGGACATCAAACGCATCATGCGCATGGTGGACGACGAGAATCACGATCCGGAGATGGCTGAGATAGCACGAAGCCTGCAGGTCGGAGGTGCATCTGATGACGGTGACTCTGGAGAGCCTGTCGGACAGCCGCAACACACTGGCCCGACTTTGCCTGCTGGCCGTGAAGGCGGCGGACAAAACATGGAAGGGCGTGGATCCGCGACGGGTGCGTGACAGCTGGAATCGGACAAACGCCGATTTCCTAACGCTCTTCGCCACACTGCAGACCCGCGCCGCGAGCGACGCGATGGACTCGTCCACGTTGATGCTCGCCGAACAGGGCGACTACGTGCGCCCTGACGGTATTGCGAATCCACTCGCCTTCGGGACGGGTTTCGCACCGAGCGGCATCGACCTCGAATCATATTTCGATATCCCGGTGACGCGCACTTTGTCGGCCATCAAGTCAGGCATGGGTGAATCCGATGCCATGATGGCAGGTCGTGCTACGCTTCGCCAGATGGCCATGCAGGCCATCGAGGACACGTCAATCAGCGCGATGGGCGTCAGCATCACCCAGCGTTCCGGCGTCGGCTACGTGCGCGTCGAATCACCCGACTGTTGCCCACGATGCGCCATCCTCGCCGGAAAATACTTCCGGCACAACAACGACTTCCTTCGTCATCCGAAATGCCACGGTCGCACCATCCCCTGCAAAGGCAAGGACAAGGCCGAGAAGCAAGGCTGGATCACATCGCCGATGGACCGCTTCAACGGCATGAGCGAAGAGGAGCAGGACAAGGTCTTCGGACATGCCGACGCGCAGGCCATCAGGGACGGCGCCGACATCTACCAGGTCGTCAACGCGCATCGAGGCATGCGGCCAATCGGACGCGGCAACATCCGCATGACAACGTCCGAAGGCACCAGCCGCTACGGGTGGAGCCGCATGATCCGCAAATACGAATACGGCCAACGCCAGAGGCGCAGGCTCACGCCGGAAGGCATCTACAGCTTCAACCTCCCTCGCGAGCAGACCATCGAACTGCTGAAGCGCGAGGGCTACATCCTGCCCGACAAATGGCGCGAGCAGGTGCCGGAGCTTCGCCGCAGCCAATGGCTGCACGACAACGGATACCGTCAGGGACGGCATGAGGACCTGACCGAGGCGCAGAAGCGTCTGCTCAATGCGCGGCTCCGCTACGAGGCCGCTTTGGACGGCCACAATCCCTATCAGCCAGGCAGTCCGGTCACGCCGGATGTGCTGGCGAAGGCCGAGAACTCGTATCGTCGCTGGCTTTCCAGCAACGGCGAAAAATACATCCAGTAAAAGGAAGGAAACATCATCATGTCCGATGGACAGCAGCAGGATCCGAACACCGGCGATCCGGGCGCGCAGGAGCCGCACGTCGACTGGCACGACAAGTTCCTCGGCCAGAAGAAGGTCAACACCGACCTAGAGGCGAAGCTCAAGGCTGCCTATGAGAAGGCCGACCGCGTGGACGACTTGGAGAAGCAGGTCGCCGACTGGGAGCAGCGTGGCAAGGAATTCGAATCCGCGCAGGCCACGATAGCCGGACTGCAGAAGCAGGTGCTCCAGGCGAATGTCACCGCCGCGGCGACCGGCAAGCTTATCAATCCGGGCGACGCGTTGAAGCTTATCGATTTCTCCGACCTGACCGCTGACGATCAGGGAGGATACGACCAGAAGGCGATTTCCAAGAAAATCGACGATCTGGTCACGGTACACCCGTATCTCGCGCAAGGCGGGAACAAGGCTGGTCTGGCGGGAATCATCCCACCGTCAGGCGCCCGTGATGGCGATCATCAGGCGGGACAGCTTACCAGGGACGATCTGAAGAACATGACCCCGAAGCAGATCGAGGAGGCGCGCCGCAAGGGCCGTCTGGATGACCTGCTCGCAGGCCGCAGCAAGTAAGGAGGCCACCAGCAATGGCAATCACCAATTTCATTCCCGAGGTATGGTCCGCCGCCATCCTCGAAGCCCTGCGCGCGAAGCTCGTCTTCCCGAGCCTGTGCAACCGCGATTATGAGGGCGACATCCGTGAGGCCGGCGATACCGTGCACATCACCGGATACGACGACGTGACTGTGCACAAGTACGTCCGCGGCCAGGCGATCACCGTCGACGATGTCAATGACAAGGAAGCAGCCGTTCTTGAAATCAATCAGTCCGACTATTTCGCCTTCAAGGTCAACGACCTCGACAAGGCTCAGGCCAAGGCGGACATGACTGGAAAGTTCACCAATTCCGCCGCCTACAACATGATGAAGAACGTGGAGAACTACATCTCCAATCTCATGGACACTGCCGTCAGCACGCCGGCGAAGACCGTGGACGTCGGCACCCCCGCCGACGCGTATCTCGCCGTCGTGGAAGCCGGACGGAAGCTTGATGTGCAGAACGTGCCTGACGAGGGACGCTGGCTCGTCGTCAGCCCCGACTTCTACGCGCTCCTGCTGCAGGACTCCCGCTTCATCGAAGGCACAGAAGCGGGCCATAATACGCTGCTCAACGGCGTGGTCGGCCAGGTGCGCGGCTTCACTGTCGTGAAGTCCAACAATGTGCCGCGCAAGTCCGCCAGCCCGGACACCCAGTCCATTCTCGCAGGCACGAACGCGGCCGTCACCTTCGCACAGCAGGTCAGCAACGTCGAGGCTATGCGCATGCAGACCGACTTCGCCGATATGGTGCGCGGCCTCGACCTGTACGGCGCCAAGGTCATCCGTCCCGAGTGCCTGACCAAGATTACCCTGAACCTCTCCACCACCACCGGTCGGTCTATGCAGGGTGACCCGCAGGCCGTCGTGGACGAAACGTCCGACACCGCTGGTGATGATGTCGATAAGGCAGACACCGGCAAGAAGGGCAAGTGACCGTCTGATCGGAGGCTGACATGATCGCCTTGGCCACACTGCAGGACCTGCGGAAGTACGGCATCGACGTGCCGGACAACACCACCGCGCTCAGCCTGCTCGACTCCGTATCCGCCGCCGTGCGCGACGCCGCCGGCTGTCCGATCACCATGGGCGAATGGACCGTCGACCTGCCCGGCGAACAGTCGAGGAAACTTGACCTGCCATGCAGGGCGGTGCGAGCCGTGTCCAAAGTACTGGTCGATGGTCGGCTGATCGAAGACTGGAGGCTCTTCGGCTCATCGCTTTACCGGGCGGAGCCGTGGAGCTCCTTTGGCGGCATCCCGTCGACCGTGACGGTCACCTTCCAAGGTGGCTGGGATCCAGTGCCGGAGGACATCGTCAGACTGGTCTGCTCGTATGTCGCCGCCGGATTGCATCAGCTCGCGGATGGTGGCCCCGGCGCCCACTCCGGCATCGCCTACGAGAGGCTTGATGACGCGCAGGTCGGATATACGCATGATGGCACCCAGATCGACGCGACCGAATTGCCGGAAGCGACCAGACGCAGCCTGCGCAACCGCTTCGGTGCGAACGTCAGTTCGATTGGAGTGTTCCGATGAGAATCAGCACATCCTTTCTCGCAAAGGCCAGAGCCAACGCGGAATGCCTGATGGCCGACCGGTGCATCGTCACGCGCCCAGGCGAATCTGTGACGGATCCGGACACGGGACTGCCGGACACCGGCACGGAGAAAGTGTACGAAGGCCGATGCAAAGTGCAGACGTCCGGCGGCCTTGCGTCCGAGAACGTGGAAGGCAGCGCGGCTCAGGCGATGGGCGCCGTCTCATTGGTCTGGTCGCTGTACATCCACTTCCCGTTCGGGACCAGCCTGCGCAACGGCGATCTTGTCACGGTCACGAAGTCGGTGAATCCGGAACTGGTGGGCCGTCGCTATCGCATGATTTCCCCCCAATCGGAGAAGTCGTGGGCGACGGCCTGCCGCTGGAACGTGAAGGAGGACGCATGAGCGTCACAAGCCTGTTCGACGCGTCCGAGCTGACCGCCTTCGCCGACAAGCTGCTCTCCAAAGGAGTCGCCCGCCGCGCGGCCATCACCATGGTCGTGAAGAAAGGTGCGCAGAACGTCAAAAACGACATTCGCGAAGACCTCTCCGGCTCAGGCAACAAGGTATTTCGACGCATCCCCATCACCTACGAGGTGAAGGAAGCGCCGGGACGCATCACAGCCGAGATCGGCCCGTCGAAGGGCGGCGCCGGCAGCCTCGCCAACATCGCGTTCTTCGGAACCGCTAAAGGTGGTGGAACGCACCGGTTCTACGAGCATGGCGAGGAAGAGCTTCCGAAGCTCGCGGAATATGTGGCTCATGCCGCAGTGGAGGGATTCTAGTGCAGTCGATAATGACCTTGTCGAACACGATTCTCGACCATGTGCCGAAACCGGCTGAAGGTTGGAAGGTGTACCGGCAGACCGCGCCGAAACCGACCGACAAGCCACCGTGGATTATCGAGACCGTCACCACGAACGGCCACATAGTCGGGGAGACGCAACACGTGCATTGCGGCATCGGCACTCTGCTGGTGCGCATTGTGAGCACCACCACCGATTCCGTCAACGTGCTGGCCGATGACCTCATGATTCCAGCCTTGGCCGGCAAACGGTTCGTCGCGCAGGGCTTCGACACCGGATGTCTGACCCTGTTCTCCGATTCCGGCGCATATGCGGCCGGACTCACCGCAGAGGACACGAGCCTGCTCTATCAGGTGCGCCTATTGACTTTCAAATTCAACTGGTCACGCATGTGACCCAATATTTATAAGGAGGAGTCATGGTTTTGACTCTTGGAACTGAAGTTCCTTCCACACCGGCGGACGGTCTGGTCAACACGATTTGGGTGCCGTCCATCAAAAACATCCAGAAGCCGACCGCTGCGGAGATCGGCGCCGGCACCGACCTGAGCAACTACGTCACCCTGGGCGGCTGGTCGTGCTCGCCGTCGCAGGATTCCATCTCCGACCAGCGCGAGAACAGCGCGCAGGATTATGAGAATCCCGGACGCAAGAAGATCAGTGGCCCGAGCATCGAGGTCATCGACAACACCAACACTTCGCATTCCGCGCAGAACATGGCGATGGAGACGTTGACCGAGGGTGCGGAAGGCTACTTCGTGCGCCGCTACGGCAAGCCGACCGACAACACCTTCACAGCCGGAGACGTGGTGAACGTCTACTCGGTCCGTATCGGCATGAGCGCCAAGGTGGCGATCGCCGCGAACAGCGTGCTGCGCAGCAAGGTCAATTTCTCCGTTCGCGCTCCCGGCTGGGCGGAGAACGTGAAGGTGGCCTGATTGATTCTTCCCGCATCGGACTTTCGTTCCTTTCGCCGGTGCGGGATCCTATTTTTCCTCTTTTCCGGCAAAGGGACATGAATATTAGAGCGAAGGAACACATATGCTTAAAGTCACCAGGCGCACGCGTGAGGTCGATATTATCCTCAACCAGCAGACCGCCGAGGACATTGCGCGATTGGGCGATACGCTGGCCGAGGAGACCACGCGCGAGCGAGTCACGGAGGCCGGTACGAACCGGCAGGCGAAGGCCACCGCGCGGCGCATCGAAGAGCTCCGCGAACAGGCCGATGCGGAAACATTGAAGCTCACGCTGCGAGCACTGCCGGTGAGCAAGTGGGCGCAGGCATTGGCCGCGCACCGCAACGAATCCGGCACGAACGACATGTTCGGCACCGCCGCCGCGGCATTGCCGCTCATGCTTGATTCCGCGACCATCGGCGGCAAACCGGTGGCCGACGAGGACAAGACCGAACAGTCGTGGCGCAATCTGTTCGACGAACTCACCGATGGCCAGTTCACACCGCTCTGGCAGGCCATCGCCGAACTGAACGGCACCGCAGCGGACCCAAAAGCGGCATTCGACCTCGCCTCGCAGGTTCTCCGCAACTAGTCGAGGACCTACGCATCTGCCGCCAGCTCGGCATCAGCTACAAGCGTTTCCTTGGTTGGATGCCGAGCCGGACCGATGAGGTCGAATGGGATGAGACGGAGCGTAATTGGATGCGCTCGTTGGCGGAATACGAACGTTCGTTGTGCCCATTGTGTGGCTTGCCGCGTTCGATCTGCCAAGACCCGAAGGCCGAACTTACATTGCATGCCGAAACCAGCGTTTGCTGGGCCACCGCGCACATGCAGCAGGCCATGAAACAGTGGATTGACAACAATGGCAGGGACAATCCCACAGCGAACGCGTTGACCGCGCATCTGACCTGCTGACATTTAGGAGGATGCTTTGGCCGAGAACAAGAACATCGTCATCCGACTGATGGCCGACACCGCATCCTACGAGGCATCAATGACCCGCGCTGGATCGACCGCGCGAAGCGTCGCGTCCGGCATGGAGAACACTGGACGCAAGTCCGCGCTCATCGCCAGTGGTATGACCGCCGCCGGACTGGCCGTGGCCGCTTTCGGCGTGGCCGCCGTGAAGATGGCCGCAGACTTCGACCAGCAGATGAGCACCGTGCAGGCCAACACCGGAGCGACCAGCGCCCAAATGGACCAGCTGCGCGCGGCCGCCATCGAAGCCGGTGCGAGCACCGTGTACAGCGCCAGCGATTCCGCCGACGCGATCAACGACCTCGGCAAGGCCGGTATGAGCGTCACGGACATCCTCACCGGCGGATTGACCGGCGCTTTGAATCTGGCCGCATCCGACGGCATGGCCGTCGGCGATGCAGCAGAGTATATGGCGAATGCGCTTTCCATGTTCCACCTGAAAGGCTCACAGGCTTCTCAGGTGGCTGACACGCTCGCGGCCGGCGCCGGCAAGGCCGTCGGCAACGTTTCCGATTTCGGCGAGGCGTTGAATAATTGCGGCGCGCAGGCCAATAGCTTCGGCATGAACATCCAGGAGACCACCGGCGTGCTCGCTTTGTTCGCGCAGAACGGCACCATCGGCGCCGAGGCCGGCACCCAGTTGAACAGCATGCTGATGAAACTGGCCGCGCCGTCCACCGAAGCGTCCAACACGATGAAGGAATTAGGCATCAGCGCATATGACGCGCAAGGCCACTTCGTCGGCATGGCTAAGTTCGCTGGACAATTGCAGAAGGCCGAAAAGGATCTGACGGACGAGCAGCGCAACCAGGCGAACGCGACCATCTTCGGCAGCTATGCCATCAAGGCCGCGAACTACCTGTACGAGGCCGGCGAATCCGGTGTCAACAAGTGGACGAAGGCCGTGTCCGAAAGCGGCTACGCCGCCGAGCAGGCGGCTGCGAAGAACAACAATCTCAAGGGTGATCTGGAGAATCTTGGCGGTTCGATGGAGTCCTTGATGATTTCCATCGGCGAGGGCGCTCAGGGGCCTTTGCGCAAGATGGTTCAGGGCTTGGATACGCTGGTTGACGCGTTCGCGGGATTGCCGTCAGGCGCGCAGCAGACGCTCGTGGTCATGGCATCATTGGCCGGTGTGTTCGGAGCGGTGCATAAGGCCGCGGGCAATCTCAACGGCAGCACCAGCACGATGGCCAACAACATCGGTCTGGCCATCGATCCGATCCAACGCGTCAAAGCCGCGCTCAGCTCAGCCAAGACCGCCTTCGAGATGTTCCGCGCATCCGGCATGAGCGCGCAGGAGCAATTGGAAACGTTCGGCACGAGCGCCAGCCGCGCCGAACTGAAGACCGCCGGATTCAAGGCGGCCGGCAGCAGCGTCATGAGCCTGCTCGGCGGACCGTGGGGCATCGCCCTCACCGTCGCCGGAGTGGCGCTCACGTCATTCATCGAGCGTCAGCAAAAGGCCAAGGAAGCCACCGAACAGCTCCAGTCCGCCCTCGAATCCGGCAGCGACGTACGCTCCACCATCGCCAGCGATTACCAAAAACTCAATTTCGCCGGCGCTGACATGACGCATTGGATGGGCGAGGCAAAGGTCAGCCTGACCGACATGACCAGCGCCGCCATGGGCAACAAGGCCGCGACCGACAAGGTCAACGCCGCGCTGAGGGAATATGGCATGCAGGGCCATTCTCAGATGGCCGTCGCCCAGAAGATGCGCGACAGCATCAAGGACGAATCCAAGGCATACCAGGAAGCGCAGGTGCAGGCCAAGCAGAAGGCTGCCGCGACCAAGAACGCCGTGGACGCCGACGGCAACGCGTCGAAGGCCGCAAAGGACACCGCCAGCGCCAACAAGGATCTCGGAAGCAGCGCCAAGGACGCGGCCGAGGAAATCGACGGACTCGTCAAATCGCTCTTCGGACTCGAATCCAACAACCTCACCGCCGACGAGGCGGTCGACCAGCTCAACCAGAAGATTGGAGAGCTGACCGACACCTGCAAGGACAATGGCGTGGTCTTCGACCAGAACGGCAACCTGCTCGATAGGTTTTCCGAGAAGGGCACGAAGACTAAGCAGGCCCTCGAGGACATCGCCAGCAGCGCGCAGAACGCCGCCGAGAAGATCCTCAAGCAAGGCGAGAACACCAACTTTACGAATGGCGAGATCGACCGCGCGAAAGGCGTGCTCGCCGACGCCCGCGAAGCCCTCATCAAACAGGCCGAAGCGTCGGGAATGGGGGAGCAGGCAGCCAACGACCTCGCCGACCGGTGGGGTCTGAGCTCCGAGAGCATCAAGGCCGCGATCGACAACATCAAGAAGACCTCGGAAGGCAACCAGCCGAAACTCGACGTTGACGATTCCAAAGCCAAGAAGAAAACCAAGGGCGCGGAAACCAACCTTGACAAATTCAGCAAGAAGATAGCGAAGGCCAAGCTCGACGCCGACGCCAAGAAGGCCACGGCCAGCGCCAAGAAGGCGCGGAAGATGATGGACGACTTCAACAGGAAGCACGTCAACGCCACCATCGACGCGACCGATAAGGCGTCGAAGAAAGCCAAGACGGCCTCCGCGAACGTCGGCAAGCTCAACGGCAGGAAGGCCACGGCCAAGCTCGACGCAAAAGACAATGCGACTTCCAAGGTCAACGCGGCCAATGCGAAGAAACTCACCAACAAGCGCAACACCCTGACATCAAACGATATCGCGTCGCAGATAGTCGCCCGCGCGAATTCGCGTAAGCTGGCGAACAAGCGCAACACGCTTGATTCGACCGACAAGGCCGGGCCGAAGGTCGACGCTGTCAACCGCAAGAAGCTGAACGACAAGAAGAGCACCGCCTCGGTCAACGACCAGGCTACTCCGGTGCTCCGCTCCATCAACAACTTCAAGATCGCGGACAAGAGCTTCACCGTCACGGAGAAAACGAAGAAGGAGGGTGGCTATACCGGTGGAATGTTCACCGACGGCACCTTCCAGCAGTTCGCCGGAGGTGGCATGTTCTCCGGCTACGTGGATCCGGCATGGGCGCCTGGCAATGGTTTGAGCGACAGCGTGTACCTGCTCAACGCGCGTCTCGCAGCGGGCGAGTACACGCACAATGCCGCGGCCACGGCTTATTACGGCGTCGATAACATGCGCTTGCTGAACGAGCGGAAGATTCCACGCGAAGTGTTTGCCGCGGCCAATCAGATGACAGGCAATCAGGTCAGCATACAGGTTGATACCGCTTCCGTAGTGGCGGCGATAACCAGCCTGCACAACGATCTTGGCGCGATCGTCAGCGCCGCGTCCGATGATTCGACGGTCAGCGACCGTGACTTGGGGAGGTTGATCCGCAAATATGCGCGAGCTTAAATACACGTCGCGTGACGGCACGGTCATCGACCTCAACGCCGATAATCTGTGGGTGGCTGACCTGCAGGAAATGCGCGGATACGCATGGACGTACACGCTGGCCACCCGCGGCATCAAATCGGTGAGCAGAAACGCTTCGACGGCGAAAATGACCGTCCGCACCAAAACGCCAGCCATATTGGATGCCGCTCAGACAGCCTTCGATGCTGACGTGCAGGCAGTCCGGCCTGGCACGTTGACGGTCGATGGCGAATGGACGCAACAAGCTTATGTCGTCGGTTCTTCGCTCGGTCTCATGCCATGGCCGGAATACGCGCAAGTCGATTACACGATTGTCCTTTGCGATGGCGTCTGGCGTCGCGCGCTGCCGGTGCAGCATTTCTTTCCGATGACGGCAGGCACCGGTTCGCAGATTGACCTTCCACTGGACTTGCCGACCGATTTGGCTCTGTCGAAAATCGCCTTGCCGGTGCATAATCCGACCGGCAAGGCCGCTGAGTTCGCTGCGGTCATTTTCGGCCCTTGCGTCAACCCGTCTTTCCAGATTGGCGGCAACACTTACGCGGTTGATGCGGCAGTGCCGGAAGGCGGTCATATATCACTGTCGGCCACCGGATTACGGAAGACGATAACGCTGACAGCCGAAAACGGCGACGTTTCGGATGTTTTCGACAAGGGCGTTCGCGGCAACGGCAGTGGAAGCGGCTCATATGTTTTCGAGCCGATACCGGCAGGAGATTCGCTGTTGACGGTTTCCGGCAATTATGGCATCGATTTGACCCTGTATGACGTTTCTGGAGGTGTGCCATGGCTGACGTTATCCTCGCCGATGGCAAGCTGACGCCACATGCGAGCGTATCGCGGGTGACGTTGGATTGGGCTTGCGGCACGGACGAAAACGATTTCGAGCTGACCGTCGACGATCCGGATGCGCCGGGAATCGAACGTGGCTGGTATTTCTGGATTGATGGAAGTGATGTTGGAGGCCGAATAGTCGATCGTCGCGTGTCCGTCGTCGGAGGAACGTCTACGACAACCTGGATAGGTCAATCGTGGACTGGCATGTTGGCGGCGAAGATATTGCAGCCGGAGGTGAATCAAGATTACCTGACCGTCTCCGGCAAGCTGCCTGACATCCTCAAAAGCCTCTTGAAGCGCATCGGCTTGGATTCGGTGTTCACCGTCGATTCCTCCGATGCCTCCACTTTGTCGAATTGGATGTTCCAGAATCCATGTTATGTGGACGCCTACACAGGCTTCCGCAATCTGCTCGCATCCTGCGGCAGACGCCTCGACTTCCAAGCCAAGGATAATCACATCCTGCTTGGCATCACGCCGGTCGGCATCATCACCAATACGGTCGATTCCGACTTGGTGGATTTCAAGGCCGAGACCAACCGTCGCGCGGTGAATCATCTCATCGGCCTTGGCTCGCAGGAGCTCAAGAACCGTCTGGTGGTCAATTATTTCGCTGACGCGACCGGCGTGGTGAGTCAGACGCAGACGCTCGTTGGAGCCGATGAAGTATGCGCCACATACGACTATTCCAACGCGGATTTGGGCACGCTGCAATCCGAGACGAAGAAGCATCTGCAGGAATTGCAGACCGGAGGATCGGTCGAGGTGACGTTGTCCGATGAGGTCGGAGACGGTCTGCGCGTGGATGACAAGATCGTCGCGACGGATCAGGCTTCCGGCGTCAACGTCACCGCCGTGGTGACGAAGCGGATCGTGAAAATCGATTCCGGGATTTTGACTTCGACTTTCGAGGTCGGACTGCCGGTGCAGTCGGCGAATGCGAACTATTCCGGTTCTTCCTCTTCGTCTTCCGGTGGTTCGACCGGTGGTGGCATGTCTTTGACGGCTGGCCGTGGCCTGTCGATTTCAGGCGGCACGATCAACGCGGAGGTCGCTTCCGAGGATTTGGATTCCGTCAGGCAGGTCGCCGAGTCGGCGAACAGGACGGCTTCCGGTTTCGCGGCGCAGATCGGCAAGGCGAATCAGACAGCCGAGGATGCGAAGAACGTCGCCGATGCGGCCAAGACCGTGGCCGACAGCACCAAGTCGGGCATGATGACCGATGGCGAACGGTCGAAGCTCGCTTCGGTCGAACGGGGCGCGAACGCCTACACGCTGCCGAAGGCATCCACGGACGTGCTTGGTGGCGTAAGGGTGGACGGCAGCACGATAGTCTCCGTTGACGGTGCGATCAGCGCGCATGTCGGCGACGGCGCTTCCGGGAGGGTCGTGTTCCCAATCGGATACGTGGTCCAGAACACGACGGGCATCGACCCTTCCGTTGACTTCGGCGGCACGTGGAGGCAGTTGCCTTCGCTTGGCTGTTTCACGTTTGAAAGGATTGGATAGTGAAATCTGACGGTTACTCGAAGTATGTGTGCGACAAGTGCGGCAAGACCGCCTATGTCGCCGCTGGCGATACGGAGGCGCGTGAATGGTTCACCGTGCGCCGCTATTCGGCTGGCAAGGCGACCCGCATCGCGGATGATGTGGCGCCCGACATCTACGAACTGTGTTCCCAATGCAATGCGTCTTTCATGACGTTCATGCAGGAGAATGATGAATCGTTTGAAGCATGGTTGAAGGAGGTTGGACAGTGACCATCGAACTGGTTGACGGCAAGGCCGGAGTTGCACACATCTCAAGTGAGGACAAGGCGATCATCCATCAGGCCAAGTTCTCGAAGTCTGACGTGGTGTTCGACTGGGGCGACGCGTTCAAATGCTCGATGAGTTCGTCCAACAGGGCGACGGTCGGCACCGGCTGCGCGTCGATTCAAGGCTTGGACTGGCATATCACGTCGGCGGAATCGGTGACGATCTCCAACGGGTCGCAGGGCATGAAACGCAATGACATCATCTGCGCACACTACCATCGAGATTCCAAGACCGGTAATGAGAATGTGGCATTGACCGTGTTGAAGGGTTCGCCGAACGCGACGACTGCCGCTGATCCGGCCATTCCGTCAGGGAAGATATTGTCCGGCGCGGTTGACGCGTACATGCCGTTGTGGCGTATCCCATTGAATGGCATCACGGTCGGTACGCCGGTGCGCCTGTTCACGCCGAGGGGGGCTTTGTGGGATTCCGTAACCCTGTACAATGCGAAAGGTTTCACAGTCATTCGCGCTGGCAGGATGATGCTCGTCAAATATGCTGGAACGTTCGGCAACGGCGGCAGCTGGGATGCCGTTCAATGCGATTACACGCTGCCCGCCGAACTGCGCCCTCCAATCGAAGTCAACGCGATGGTGTGCGTCTCCAACGGGCAGACGGCGAGAATGCTCGTCGTCAATCCGAACGGAACCATTCGGTGTGCGAACATGGGAGCTGCTGGCAGCAATCAGGGTTGCGTCGGCTCACTCTGCTACCCGATACCGTAATTCTAGCATTCCGTAACCCTTGAACGGCAGATCTGGCATGGGCCTTACGGCATGACGGTACAT